GTTTATTGATAATTCGAGAACATCGTTAAATGCTAGTATATTACCATTTGCTAAAGTGTATATTACATTGTACCAACCATATCTTTCGTTAAATTGTTCTTCTTTTGTCTTAATAGCTTGCGCCTCTCTTTCCTCGACAGGCTCTGAGAATAGGCTTGCATAATGGCTATGTAATCCGTTGCGATAGTCAAAAAAAAACTGGCTGCACCATTTACTGTATCTATGCTTAGATTATCTCTAAATAGTTTTGCTCGTTTATTAGCAGTTAAATAATCGTATTCTTCTATACTATATTTTTCTTTTTTTTGCTTTGTTATTGGTCTATACAAAATTGCCATAACACTATCCATAGATAACCACCCATCAGATAGTTAAATCTACAAACTCTTTTAATTTAAGTTCGTGTAAGTTAGGGTGAAAGCCATAATCTATACCATCTATTGTAATAATTAAGTTTAAATCTGTATTGGTTTTATTATCCATTAATTTACTTAACTCATTCATTACATTATCAATATCTGATTTTTTACAATCTTTTAATAATTTTTTAGGTGCATTAGTAAAACAACTTATTGTAGTTATTGTTTTTTGTAATTCATCATCTTCGTTATCTATGCTTTGCATAAAATCCATATACTTACCTAAAGATACTTGTGACCAGCTTGTAGGTATAGCATAACTAACATTGTTAATAATTAATTCCATACTATAAAATATAAAAGTTAAAATTTGAGTATAATTGCAAAATACTTGTTTTACAAGTTAGTTAGTTTGTAAAGAGGGTGACCAATCGATGAGCGAAATGTTGCCCTCTTTTTTTTTACTTAGGTTTACATAAGTTTACATATTTTTACATATCAAGTTTACACAAGTTTACGTATTTATACATAGTTTTACAACTATTGCACATAATACACACCCTGTGGTTTTAGTTCGTAGTACATACGCATAGCTAGAGCATCACTAAAATCAGGTGACCTACCAATAGCACTTTTTACTTCATCTTTACTTATCAGTTGTAGCTTAGTGTCTTTGTCAAAGTTTTTACGTCTTACTTGCTCTAATTCTTGTATAATATAATTCTTGTGTGTTATATTAGTACAGTTAATATATATCTTAGACTTATTTAGAGCATCGCTAAGAGCATAATAGCATTGTGTCTTTAGATTGATATAGTTTTCTTTTTTTAGTGCCTTAGAATTGTTTACAAAGCCTTTGCACCTTAATATATCTTTAACACCACCACCTACACCATCGTCATCTACTATAATATTACCTAATGATACGTTGTAGTTTCTTTGTATTGTGCGTATTTCATCTGCTGCTTGTGTAATGCTATTAGTGTCTAGTACCTTAAAGTATTCGGCTCGTAAGCCATTCCAATAGATTATTACTGTTTTATCTTTACCAAACCTAGCTATATCAGCAGTTATGTACCCTGTACCACTAGGTGTATCTTGTAATTCAAAAGCACCTAGTATAGCGTTGTAGTTTATTAGCTTATCTTCACTATCGTCATATTCCCAGTTGCCATATAGTAGTCTTTGCTTACTTATATAGTCAAGTTTTTCT